GAACTCAAGCGCATCATCAAACGCTTTGTGGCTGACAAAAACCGTGGTATCTCGGTGCGTTTGTTTTGTGAACTGGCAGGACTTACCACGACGCACTTGCGTGAAGTCTTTATCCATGAGCGTAAAACATTAACACCCATGATGCAGCAGCGCGTTGCCCGTGCCTATGAACGCTTTAAGCGCGGTGAAGTCAAGACCATGACGCAAAGCAATAAACGATGGGTTGAGTTTCGCCAAACACCACAATCTAAACTTAAACGTGAAACACTGCTTGTGTTTACCTCTGAAGGCTTTCAAATCCGTGCAGCCGTGCGTCTGCGCGGTGACTATGATCAACCAACCCTTGAAGAACAATTAAGGAGATGCAAGTGACTGTTTTGCATGACTATAAATGCCCTGCCCACGGATTCTTTGAAAGCTATGAAGCCCTCTGTCCTCACGGTTGTGATGATGTGCAACTGGTCTTTCTACAACCTGTCGGCCTTAAATCCGATACAACAAAACATGCTGATAGCACATTAAAGCAATTAGCTAAAGATTATAAGATGGGGGATATTAAGAGTGTGCGAGAAGGTGAATCTCAATCTCATGCTTTATTGAAAAACAAACAGGCGGCTCAAGAAGACCATCCATTTGCATTTAAGTGGGGCAATCCCAAAGAAATTGGGAACTTTCAATTGAACTCCATTAAAGGTGAGCAAGTTCAAGGACTTGCATCAATGCGCGAATCGGGTGTATCGTTGCCCAAATTGCGTCCAACGTCGGTGATAAAAGATCACGAAAACTTGCAAGTTAAAAGTTAATGCGCATACCTGAGAATCCTATCCAACGCGAGTTCTTCTACAATGACATTGCCAATAAGTGCATGGTCAGTCTTGAACAGCGTAAAGCGGATTATCAAACCCTGCGCTCCTTTTACTTGTTTGGCTCAGGGCCTGATGAGGCCCCTGCACATTTCAACAAAATCTTTCCTCACATTGATCAGCTATCGTCTTTTCTGTACTCGGCTGAAACCACACGTTTTTCTATCACCTTGGGTGCTTCTGTTAACCCAATGGAACAGACCAAAGTGCCGGTACTCACGCAAGCACTTAATGATGAATGGTTAAACAGCAATGCCGATCAGACCTTTGCTCAAGCCTTGAGCTGGTCACTGTGTTTTAACTCCACCTTTATCAAACTGGTTTTTAATAAAGGCATCCATCCGTATGTGGTGGAGCCTGGTGCGGTCGGTGTGTTGCGTGAAGACCTAAGCAACACAGATCGCCAAGAGGCGATTGTGCAGCGCTACTACATCACAAAGAGTGAACTGTATTCACGGCTTTACAAGCACCCCAGGCGTGAAGAGATCGTTAAACGGGTCAATGCGGCTGAAAAGTCAACGGCAGACATGCCTGAAGGTGTTGAGCGCCTCATCATGTCGCAAGTCAACCCTACGATGTACGGTAACGTCAACCTCGATTTGGGTGGCATTTCTCGCTACAAACCGCGAGTGGCTGAAGACCTGGTTGAGATGAAAGAGTTGTACATCTGGAATGATGAAACCAACGATTACCAGTTTGTCACCATTGCTGACCCTGATGTGGTGATCTATGACCGTGAGATGGCCTCGGTCTACCTTAAAGGTGAAGTGCCACTCATTCAAGTCTGCCCTAATCCGCAATACGATTACTACTGGGGCATTTCTGAAGTCAGCCGTTTGGTCTATTTGCAGCAGATGCGTAACAAACGCATGAGTGAGATTTTGGATTTGCTCAATAAACAAGTCTCACCGCCAACTGCCTTGGTTGGCTTTATGGGCATTCCTGATGAAAAGAACTTTGCATTGAACCGTGCTGGTGGTTTGCTTTACACCGATTCGCCAAATGCTAAGGTTGAACAACTTGCCCCGCAAATTCCTAACGATTTGTTTCGTGAATTGAACGAAATTGACAATATGTTTGCTGAAGCATCAGGCATTGTCTCGGTCTTGCAAGGCCGTGGTGAGTCCGGTGTTAGAAGCGCCGGTCACGCTTCGCAATTAGCGCGTATGGGCGCATCCCGTGCCAAGCGCAGAGCGTTGGTCATTGAAGATGCGCTTGAAAAAGTGGCAACCATGTATTTGAAATTGATGCGCAAATATGAAGACAGGCATTACAAAGACATCAATAACCAGCCGTTTATTGGCGAGCAATTTACCGATGATTTTGTGGTGAAAGTTGATGCGCATAGTAATTCACCGATCTTTATGGAAGATACGCGCCAGTTGGCCTTCAATCTTTTCAAAGCGCAGGCTATCTCTAAAGAGCGATTGATTGATTTGCTTGAACCGCCTATGAAACAATTGCTGAAAGATGATTTGAAAAAGCAAGAGTCTCAGGCTGCACAGCAACAACAGGCACAAGCACCTTCGCAAGTACCGACACCCCAGAGTTCTGCTGGGCCTGCCGCCATGCCACTTAAACAGGTGAAGTGATGCAGAAAGAAGCCTATCGTACAGCGGGCGATCAGCCCCGTATGACCAAAGATTTGATGAAAGATAGCTACAAAGCACCCCGTCTTGAATACAATCGCAGTGCAATTCAGGGTAAAGTGCGCTCCAGCGGTACTCGACAATCCTCACGTTAAAGGCATATGCTATGTACGCACGGAAGATGAAGCGTTCTCGCAAGACCCGTCGCTAACCCATCCTAGCGACAAAACGGGTGTGGCTGCTTCCCCGATGAAGTAAGTGGCCTGTGTCCACATCGAAGGAGATGATCATGGCACGCAAAGGTCGTAAAGGTCGTCGGAAGTAATTCCGCATCCTCTCTTGGGGGAGGGAGACAAAACTTTCCCCCACTATTTAATTGCATGAGAGCAACAGTATGAGCGTTCCTGCTGAAAAGTTGATGGAAATGATTCGTGGCGATCAAGCCAAGGGTGAAACACCTGAAGATGACACCACGAAACCTGCTTTGTCGGGGGCTGAGTCGCCACCGATGGGTGCTCCCATGCTTACACCAGAAGATAAGCGCGGTGATCAGGCTTCTGCCCGAATCAACGTGCAAATGGCAATGGACTTGATGCAACAAGCCCTGCCTGCTTTTGGTTCCGAATCTGAAGAGGGCAAGAAGATTCTTTCTGTGTTGAGCAGTCTGGCTCGCGTATTTGGTGAGACAGAAGCCAAGACCAAGGAGTTAATTCCTGCTGAAATTATTCAGATGATTCAATCGCTTCCGCAAGCTGGTGGCGCATCTCCTGAGATGAGAGCTATTGCGAAAGCACCCATTGGGGGTACACAATCCCCTCCCATCCCTATCTAGGAGTAAATCATGGATTTGTTTAAGCCCCGTGGTGCGCAAACGATTCGCCGTCCTTTGGACAACAAGAAAGAGAACGGCCAGATCGTCAACCCGTTTCGTTACTCTGACTTTGGCGGTCTGAGTTCTGCGGCCAAAGCCGGTCACAAGAACAAGATGTCTTTGAGCAACCCTGGTGACACGAAAAAAGTCATCTAAACGACATAGGGCCTAAGTATGTCACTTGAAAATTTATCCGAAGGCGAAATCCGAGAGCTTGCACTGCTTGCTAAAGAGTTGCATGACAATCCGGCTACTCGCAAAGATGCGTTACGTCTGACAAAGAAAATCCGGCAAGATTTGCCGATTCCTGAGTTGGACTTGCAAGACACGGTAGAAAACACCCGCTTGCAAATGCAATCCAAGATTGACGCATTGGAAAACAAGTTGCGCGAGAACGATGCTCGCAAAACCTTGGAAGAACGCCGCCGCTCCTTACGAGATAGCGGCAAAGTTTCTTCTGATGACGAGATTAAAGAGGTAGAAAAGATCATGGTTGAAAAGAAAATTGCTGACCATGATGCTGCTGCCGACTACTTTAATTGGATGAAGCAGGCTGAAGTCGATAAGCCCACGCCGATCTTTCAAGGTGCACCGGTGCTTAACAACTTTGATCTTAAGAATTACTTTAAGAACCCGCAAAATGCTGCGCGGGAAAACGCAATGCAAGCCCTCTCGGAGCTACGCTCTCCCAAGCGTCCGATAGGTTTGTGATGTACAAGCAGGGCCTAGTTATTTTTTAAGGATTCAATCATGCCTATTGGTGGCGGTATTATCCCAGCAAGCGGCACGAGTCAATACAATGAATTGACTTATGTGACCCGCAGGGCGTTCATCCCCAAACTGATCGTCCAACTCTATAACTCCACCCCGTTGTTGGCAGCGCTGCTT